GCTTCTGTGGCGCTTCTTGTGGTTGGTTGGGTTGTTGTGTTGTGCTTGTGGATGGTCTGACCCAGCGCGGGCTCTTCAGATCTATTGGAATAAAAAACCGCAGTCCTTCATGAGTGCGCCGCTTACGGCTTCAAGCGTCTGAGCGTAACCATGCTCCTGCAGGTACTTTCCAGCAAGCTCGATGGCCTGTGTTGGATTTACCCATGCACTCTGGCCACTCTCACGGATGCCATAAGCAAAGAGGGTCTTAGTCTCGCGCAGGGTTGGCTGAGCGGTGAACACGGAAATAATGCTCTTGTTACCAATCGCACTCTCGGCCATCTCTACACGCTTCTCCGCGTAGAGAAGCTCGTATGTAGTACCGTCAACCTCGAAGGTGAAATCTGCCATTTCTTACTCCTTAACTAATAAAAAAGGGGCAGCCGAAGCTACCCCGTGAATTGTGTTTGTGGACGCTTATCGTCCTGTTGGCTTGGTAATTGCCTTAGCCTTGGCGGCTGCATCAATGTCAAACCACGTCCACTTGCCTGTACCTGTGAGAGATACAGACGCGGTGCGAACGTCATCGGTTGGCGAGTCAGCCTCATACTTGGTAACGATGACAGCGCCGCCACCGATTGGCGTGAAGTCTGTATTGTCCAGGAATTCCTTGACGCACAGAATAGTGCCGTCGGCAAGTGCCTGGCGGAACAGTTTATCGCTCTCAGCGTCCTTGACAGCCACCGTATCAACGGAAACCTCGAAGGAACGGGTAGATGCGCGATTGACCTTCCAAGCACCGCGAGAAGACTTCGTGGAGACGCTCGTAGTGTCAGCGGAAAGCGATACCTTGTGAGACTTCTCGCCAGCGATTGCGAGAAGCTTAGAACCGTCAGCGCTAAATACGCCGAGAAGGACCTCTGCGCCGTTTACAGCGTTCACGCCACCGGCGGAAACGTCACAATATGCACCACTATCGAATGCAGTTGAATCTGGCATAGTAATGCCCCTTTCTACTTAATAATCAGACCATAGGAGACGACCACCTCGAACGGCACGACCGCGTGCCACTCGCCTGTTTCGTCTCGCTTGATTGTGTTTAGACCGTTATCCGTTTGACGGATGACCTGGAACGGACAAGCCAAACTAATTGGCTGGCTCATGGCTTCTTCTAGAGCCGTTACCATTTTGAATATCTCATCGCGCGTCCTGGACGGCTTGGAGATTGCGTGAAGCTCGATGGTGTAGACGTCCAGCCACATTGTTTTGGTCTTATCCGGACGAACTGACAGTGCGCCGACGGAATAAAGAGGAGAGGGTTCTTTATTCGCGTCGGTTACACATTTAACGCCCGTGCCTTCTTTGACACGTGCCACAACCGCCGCGACAAAGTCGTCAAGCGGGAGTCGCCTTAGTGCTTGCCTCATAAGCCCTTACTCCTTAGATACTCGCCGCACCGCTTTTTCAGAACAGCGCGCGCCGCCTTGATTTCTGTAGCGAAGAAGTGCTGGCCTTCCACGAATGGTGCCTTTAAGCGCTTGCCAAGCTTCGGAACATATTGGCCAACGTTTTGACGATGGCCATACTCAACATGCGGAGCGTACTCGCCTGTGTAGCCAATCTCTCCTTCGCCACCTTTGACACTTTGGCGAATGGATCCAATCAACTCGCCCGTGTCTCGTGGTGTGGTTGCGCGTAGGTCTTCGGCTATCTCATTCACGGTGCGCTTCATAACAATCTCGGGCTTGATATTTGCAAGCTCTTTCAGTGCGTCGCCAAGTCCGCCATCGTCAAATTGCAGGCGAACACTAGGCATACGCATCACCCTTTAGCTTCTTCAGCGACAGAACGCGGCGGCGTCCGAAGTCGCTCACATGGATGACCTCATAGACATCTCCTGCATCAATCACGGGAAAGCGAACAAGAGACGCACGGAGGGCAAGCTCGGCGGGAACTGTCGTGATAAGCGTCAAGTCACACGCCGCGTAGTCGTTGCCTTCATTTTGCGTCTCTACAAGTGACGCTGGGCATACCCTCGCCCGGGTGGTTGTGAGCACCCGGCGCGAGAGTACGCGGTTTCCTAGTTTGTCGCGCGTGTCGGTGTCCGCGAGCTCAATCAGCTCGCACATCCGCCACTTCATACGAACCTCACCTTTGGGAACTGCAGAGCGGCGGTAGTGTCCGCCCTAGCAATCTCAGCCAAGGCATAAAGCTCCGCGGCGTACTCCGCGAGCAAATCGTCCACAAACTGAAGGGACAAGGTTCCGCCCTGTCCCTCCGCCTCCTGTGTGATGCCTTCATCGAATCGGCGATTTACCGCCTTGATGGTCGCATCGACCACAAGGGACTCGGCTGTGGTGGGTAGCGTGGACACGCCAACGCGCAAACAGATGCGGTCCGTGAGCGTATGCGTGACCTCTTCCAGCCACTTATCGCTCGGCTTATCTTCGACCGCTTCGAGTCGCGTCTTGACACGATCTAATACGCTCATACGCTCACCTCCTTACTCGTGGATTAGACGGTTGCCTTAATCTCAGCCTTGACAACGCCGTCGGTAATCTCTGGGAAGATCTTGACGCCAGACATAACCAAGGTGTCGCAGGTTGCGTTATTGGTGTTGATATTGTGAGTAATACCAACGAAGCCGGTAGCGTCGGAGGTCAGTCCGAAAGTGGAAGCAAGGTCGGAACCGTTTGCTGGGATATATGCCAGGTTGAGGTTCATAGCTGCAGTACCAAAGAGAGTACCTGCCCTAACTGCGGAAGAGGTGATTGCGGTACCCAGGCCAAGGAAGTCCTTGAGGTAGGTGATGCCTGCAGCGTTCTGGGTGGTTACGGTTGCGGTGCCGAGGTAGTCAGCAACGTCAAGAGGATTGACGAAGAAGACGAATGGGTTAGCTGCGTCAGTGTCGAATCCGTCATAACCCTCAAACTTACCAGTGAGAGTTGCCCAGAGGTTGGCCATAGCAGCCTGGAGGGTCTTGCCGTTCTTTGCTGCAGCAGTGGTGGTTGCGACGCTTGCAATCAGATCGCTGCGAATACCGCTCTGAATGGTGCCAATAAGCTGAGCGTCAGCTTCATTGATTGCACGATCGCGTCCGCGAAGCTGGATAGCTTCGGCAGAGGTTACACGGCGATACTTTTTAAGAGGAAGCTCGATGGTCTGGTCAAGCTGACGCTTGATGTTAGACGCTGGAATGGTGTCACCCTCAGCAACTACGCCATTCTTAACGTCCTTCACGAACTTGTAGGTCTTGATGGTGCCGCCCTGTGGTACTGGGATAAGGTTGGTAATACCGAGAGCCTTCTGAAGCTCCTGGATGCCCTGGGAGAATCGGTTGACGTAATCAATAGAAATCTCAGGAGCGATGTCGGTCTTTACGGTAAGTCCGGTTTCTGCTGGCATAATAAGCCACCTTTCTTAGTGTTAAACAAATAATCCGATGTTGTCACGGATAGCTGCCTGGCGAGTGATTGGGTCCTTGATGGCCAAGATCTCTTCTTTGGTCATTGTCTTAGTGGCCACACCCGCCGCAGGAGCTTTGCCCGCGAGCTGTTTCTTCACGGCATCTTCTACGGCCGCCGTGAAAGCCGTTGAGAAAGCGTCAACGGACGCCTTTGTTTCCTCTGCAGTCTCACCCACTAAACGCGCGAGAATGTCATCACTGACCGCGATACCTTGCTCAGAGAGTTGACGACGAGACTCAGCCACCATCGCGTTTACTGTGTCGCGACGCTTGTACTCGTCAAGCTCCTTCTGGACCTTGTCACGTTCGTACTCTGCTTTTTGCTGAGCGTTCATCTCGGCCAGCTTTGCAGCTTCCTCAACCTTTGCGGCTTGCTGCTTTTCCCACTTCGCGAGACGTTTGGAGACAATCTCGTCAACATCAGCGTCCGTGTACTTTGGCTGCTGCTTGTTGTCCTGCTTTTGCTCTGTCTGTGTGGTGGTGGTCGCGTCCTTGTTAGCGCCCTCGCCATCCACTCCAGGAGCCTGAGCTTGCTTAGTCTCCTCTGTGTTCTCTGTGGTTGTTGCTGCGTTTGTTTCTGCACCCATTGTTTTTCTCCTAATCCCCGGCGCTCCCAGGCGCGTCGGCGTGCCTTTTCTCCTTAGCTTTTAGCGACATCAAAGCTTGGTCGGCGCATTAAAAAAGCGACCCTCTAGTCGCTTTCAATACACAGTTCAACAATTTTCTCTAGTACCTCGTCCGTGGGACATCCACGGCAACGCATGAGCTCGCGCTCCCCTGCGTCCACAACGCACACCGTCGGAAGGTGAGTGATGCTCTTCGCGTCCCTGGACCTCGGTGAGCAGTCCACGTCAACAATCTCGTACTCAATATCTTCTTCAGATAAAGCCGGAACTATACGCTTGATAGTCCCGCGACAGATGCTGCACCACTCGGCCATATAGATCACTACTCGCGCCATATTCTCACCCCCTTGGCGGTCTAACAAAAAAGCCACCAGGAGGTGGCTTGTGAAAGCTAGTTAGTTGATGAAGGTTAAACTTCAGCTGTCAATCGTTTCCAATTCTCATAATCTTCTGGCAAAAGGTACTCCTCCATCGGAGCGCTTCCGGCCATTTGCTTTACATGTTCGATTGGATGTTTTCCTTCGACTGCCATCATGTAAAACCTAACGCAATACATTTTGTCTTGGTCCGCGTCAAGCTGGCGAGGATTCTCGTACTTTTTCAAGATGTCTAAAACAGCATTCATGCCATTCACCTTTTCAAATTACTTTACATAGTAATTATACCCATATCGCTGAGCATTTTCCATCAACCATTTATGCTGAAACTCTCTAAGCATCTTCTCGGCTTCAGTTGTATCTGCATCATAGAACGGTATGCCAAGAGCTTGATAGTGCTCCAACCAATAAGAATAAGAGACTCTATCCCATGTGGTTTGTATAAACAGCCTATAATCTTCCACTAATTCACGGCCGAGCTCAATATTTGTTTTGTGAGTACGTTCGAGAACAAATTGCCTTTTTTCTCCTTGCGTTTCTCTTGCCGTGTTTGACTTTAGTCCATATTCAACTAAAACATTGATATCTTCAACGCTAAGCGTACCGCCGACACGTGTCGTGTGAGTGTGAACTAAAGCAACATTGTGCAGAGATGTTTGACCAGAATCAGATAGGAGTTTTATTAAATCTTCTTTTGGCGGCATGACTACATTGTTTACAGTTCCAGTACCGCTCCATATCTCCCTACCGTCAAATATAAACGATGCATCTTCCGGTTCACCAAAAATACGAGAGCGACGGCCAGCGGATACTTTATAAACCGTTTCCTTCTCTGCAATTTTCTCCGCCTGTCTTTGGCCAAGCTCCTCCTGCTTCTGTTGCCAGGCGTCCCAATCGTCCACAGCCGGCGCAATCTGGCACCTGCAGTATGGGTGGAGTGGCGGGAAGTTCACGCCCACCTGCATATCCTCGAACCTAAACGTAGATCCATTCACGCCTTCACACTCTTCACAGGCGCGCTCGTCATGCACCACCTCGATGGTGTAAGAGTCGAAGCCTTCGCGCTTCAACTCCTCAACCTGCGCCATGCGTGAGACGTAAGTACCCTCGGTGTAGACCAAGCGCATGAGCGATGACTGCGGAACGTCCACAAAGCGCTTCTCGAGTGCCTTCGCGATACGTTGATACGAATCACCGCGCGCGAGTGCCTTCGACATGTCCTGCGCCACGTAAGACGCGAGAGTCTCCGTGTTATCCCAGATGCGCTGGGAGTATGACGTGTTACCCGTCCACACCGTATCAACGAAACGACGAACCGCGTCAGAGTCCATGCTGTAGAACGACCGACCAAATCCCATCGCTTCAGCTGCCGTGTTCGCACCACGCAGCGACTGGCGCATGATGTGGTTGTCTATGCGCTGAACCACGTCTCCTGTAGCTTGGTAGAGGTGCAAGCGCGCAGACGCCTGTAAGCCTTCGAGCCTATTCAGTTGGTAGATTGACTTACGCACATCCACAATGGACTGCATATCTGGGTGCTGGCGTAGAAACTCGTCACAGTCACGAATAAGAAGCTCGCGGTCTTTAGGGTCCATCGTCTCCATAAGGCGGCGATATTCAAGCACGCCATTCTCGCCGTAACGTTGATAATACTCAGCAATCTCGCGGTTCAAGCGGCGGAGCTCGCTCTCGTAGGCGTTATGGACGCGTATCGACAGAGCGCGTTCGTCTTTCTCCATCGCCGCGTCGGCGAGTGTTTGGCGGCTGTGCCAATACAAGTCCATGTTGCTCCTTACTTATTGTTTTCGTCTGTACGGTCTGGAACCATCTGCGCGGCCTGCTCGGCGCGTTCATCGGCTATACGCTGCATCTCAGCCTGTGGCGAATCAACGCATGACAGAACGGAGAGCTGTGTCTCCTCGGATGTAATACCGGAGAGGTTGCCCGCAATCTGAGACTCTTCAAGCAGATTCGATGGCAGGTTGCGCGTGAAGGTGGCGCGAACGGTTGTCCATGCCTTAGCGTCTAGGCGTGTGTTTCCTGCGTAATTACAAAGCAGCTTCCAGCGCCTTGATAGTGAACGGCGGAACTTCCTCTGCTTTACTACGGCGATATCGCTCATAGCCTGCAGGCGGTACTTGATAGCAATACCGGAGCTGGTATCGAACTTCTCGCTCGAGAGGTCTGACACCATCGACAGGACGAAAATAAGACGCTCCACACGATCAATGAAGTTTTCCTGCGTGCCGTCTGCGTCAGGCTTAGACAGAAACTCAACAGTGACGTTTGCCGCGTCTCTCGAGTCCAGGTTGATGATGCGCGAATCCCTCAAGTTCTGCAGCGTCTGTTCATCCAGGCGCGCGCCGAGAATCTTCAGATAAGCGTCTGCGTAGTACTCAACATCGTTGGCCTTCTCGGAGATGGCTTTGTTGTACGCGTTAATGAGTGACATGACGCCCTCAAAGAGTCCCAGGCGCTCCTCATTGTCCACATATTCAACCACGGGCACATCGTCAAAACCGTGGATGACAGGCTCGCCGAAGATGACCTTCGAGCCATCCATCACGAACGGCGTCTCGAACATGGAATCGTAGAGCGTACCGCGGAGTGTGTCGCGTGCATTGTCGAAAAGGTTATCGTCCAGCCAAAAGCGCACCGCGTAGATGATGTCATTCTCTACGGTGTCATCGCGGACAACAAAGCAATTCATTGGTGTGACTGAGCAAGAACGCGCGAAGGCTTCCTCGTCGCGCCACATCAGCTCGTAGCCTGCGCCATAGATGTCGGCAAGCTTGGAAAGCTCGGCGTCCAGGTCGTCAGAATCATTGACCGCGCTCCATACGTCCAAATACTCCGCGAATGCTTCATCGTCAGCCGTTGTGCGAATAGGAACGCCTAAGAAGTAGCCGACCATAGAGTCCACGATCTGCTTGGCGAAGTTGGCCACGAGTCTGTTGTCTGGCTTGTATTCTGCCTTTTCCTTCTGGTGCAGAATGTCGTGGTCGCCCTCGTATGCTTTGCGAAGGCTGGCCAAGCGGTTAACCTGCTTTGCGCGGTAGTCCACCAGGAGCTTGCCAAGAAGCTCTGCGGTCATCTGTGTGTCCTTTGGTAGGCGGTAGCCGCCCCTTGGCTCAAACGTGGAAGCGTTTGCTCCCTTAACGTCAGCACTCACTAAATGCCTCCTCTAAATAGTCGAATTGTTGGCGCGTTATCGTGCAAGCGAATAGCGCACGAGAGAGAGTCAGGCGCGTCATCGTGCTCCGCTCCCTCGGTGAAGTCCATGACTTCGTTCCAGTAATCGACGCTGGCTTCGCGGACACTCTCAAGCCTGGACAGCTTGGACCAAGTGCCACGGCCATACGTCGCAATCTTGATGAACTTGTTTGCAGTCTCTGAGTAGGTGTGGACGGGCAAGCCGTACCCGTCGAGCTTGTCGGCCACGTACCCTTTATCCGCGTTCTTCTCCATGTAGACCGTGCCAAGTCTCAGCTCGCGGTGAAGCTCTAGGATGCGCGCCATACACTTATCGACGTGCGTCTCGCGATACAGTTCACCGTGGACGTAAGCTTCATCGCCCACCCACTTAATACATGTGATTGCCGTACCGTCTGAACCGCCGTAGGCCGCGTCCACATGCATGATGCCGTCGAAAAGAAGGCTCTCGTCTTTGAAGGTCTTACAATCACCCTCGAAGACCACGCCCTCCTCTGCCACGTGGCGCAGCTCGTAGTTAGCTGCGAAGAGTGAGTGCGTCATTGACGCCTTCAGTTGTGTGGCCACGTCCACACTCACGAGCCCTGTGGTATCCCATGGCCACTTCTCAGCGGGTGGCATGATGGTGAACGCATCGTCTTTGTGCCACGGGGTTCCCGTGTTGATGATGCGTCCGCCGCGGTTCTTAACGTTCTGCAACTCGCGATAAATCTGCTTTGTGCGCTCACGCTCGGCGCGGCTCACACGGTCGCGCAGTGTGACGATGTCGTCCGTGAAGATGATGTCCCAGTGCTTACCGGTGAGCGAACCACCAATGCCGATGCCCGTCAGTTGTGGTGAGCCGGAGACGTTACACGCGAGACTTGTAGAGATTGCCGTAGAGCTTGCCGTAGTCAGCTTCAGTGGTTGGCCGTAGATACTCTGCGCAATCTCCTGGGTGAGCGGATGCTCGACCATGCGCTTGACCGCCGCGAGTACTTCCGCGACGTCATTCTCGCCTTTGCGCTGAAATCCCACCGTCAAGTCCGGACGGGTGAGCAATATCAACCACAACGCCACCTCGACACAGGTCGTCTTGTATGAACCACGATGCGACTGAAGCGTCATATCGCCTGCGCCAAACACCATCTCATGGATCCATCTGTCGTGGAGTCCTTCGCGCAGAAGGTCGTAACCTAGCTCATGCGCCAGGCGCACCGGATGCTTGGTCATAAGCGTCGCGAGTGCTCTATTGGTCTCCATCGCTCTCTACCTCGTCGAGCAAGCTCTTAAACGCGGCGCTGGCTTCTTTAGCGTTGGCGGAAACCTCCATTTGCTGCACGGGCTTCTGTCCGGAAGAATCGCGAACGAACTCAGCCGCACGCACGTCTCCTTCAAGTGCCTGGGCAAGCATGGCAAGCGCCATGGCTTCGCTCGCGGTCACGTTCTTACCCGTAAGCCCTGCGATGGTGGACGCCTCGGACAGCTTGCCTGGCTTCATCGGCATGGCGAGAAGATCTAGAAGCGTCTCACGAATCTCGCGCCTGCGCTTCTGAACCGCGTTAGACTTCGCGGCGCCCTTCTTGCCTATCGCGCTCAGTTCCTCTTTAGTGCGCTGACTGTTAGGCGTTAGGTTCTTCGCCGCGTTCGGATTGTTTAGTCTTGCCATCTAACTCCCTAATAATTTCCAACTCACGCTCGGAGAGGTCGAATGTATACTCTTCCANGCCTCTGCTCGTGCCTCTGCTCGTGTCAGCCTGCGCGTCATATCGCTCGACAAAAGAAAGCCAGCACCATACATCGCTTTTCGCAGTGGCTTCTGGCTTTCAAGCTGTCGAATGAAATACGTATCAGCTTTGGGAATCTCTATCTCTTCGCCTTTGCTGGATAGTCTCCCCAGGCGCGTGGCCATAAGGACACACTTCGGATAGTTGAGCTTCGGTTGCTGTTTGTTTTCTTGCTTACAAGCTTCCTCGATAATGTCCTTCAGCTCCGGCGTGGTAATTGCTGCGTTGACCGTATCGAGGTTCGTAACGAATGATGTGCGCACCTTGGCACCGTTAGCGTATTCAATGTTTGCAAACGTACACACCGCACAATCAATCATGTCGCGCATGAAGATGGTGAGAGACGGCGCAAACAGAAAATACTTGATGCCACGCTCTGTGTACCATCGACGGATGGATGCCAGGATGGAAAAAGGCGGGTTATCTACAACAACGCAACCCTCTGGATATTCCTCGCACTGGTAGTCTCCGCCTGGGCGGAACGGCCTGACGATTGGCGCGTCGCCTAGATCATATTTATCTCGCACCCACTCAAGCACGGCGTCATACACCGCGGGGGGGGGTAAAGCAATCGTCGGTGGTCAGCTTTGGCTTGAACTTCTCGACGAATGCTTCATAGTCTTCGAGTTTCTCTTTGCTTGATGACGATACGCCCATTTGTATAAACCTCTCCACTTATGCATAAAAATGAATATTGAGCTAACAAAAAAGCGCCCTCATTTCTGAGAGCGCCCGAGTCGCTTTGTTAACTTTCGTACATTCCTACGGTATCAAGATAGCACGTTTTAATATGAATATAACTGCAAGATTATGCACGATTTATGAATATTCTTCTTGCTTTATACACAGCTTAGCAATACCCACCGTGTTTGTAAACTCCAAAGAATGTTCGCGCAGCTTGAACGCTTGACGCATAGAAACGTGCGCCCTCTTGGCCGTCTCCGCCCACGTGTAACCTTCGACAAAGTACAACTGCATTACGAGGGCCGCGTCTTGGCCAAGTGCTTCGCCGATTGTGTTGCACGCGGTGTAACCGTCAAGAATGACGCTCTCCAATTCGCTCAACAAACCCTCTAGGAACGCCTGTGCGGTCATTTCCGCTATGCTTACGCGTGCCGTCGGGTCAGAAGTCGAATTCTTAGCTCCTGCGCCGCTACAAGCCTTCAGAGGCTCTCTAACGGCGTTCAGCCTGTTGCGAGCGCTTTTGATGTCTTTCGCGGCCTGCCTAACACTCTCCCACCATTCCAGCCCAGTCATGCCACTACCTCGCCTTTTCCTACAATTCCTCGACCGAGAAATAGATGCCCATGATGTCAGCGTAGCCTTTGTCGAGACTCTCGCTGCAGATAAAGCGGTCGTCTTCAATTATCCCACACCTGGTCAGACAGTCTTCAAACGTCTTCAGCATGTTCGACATGTCCGGCTTTTCCGTCATGGGGGTGCCATCGGGATGCTTAGGACTCGCAGGGAAGCACCACTTCACCACGCAACGCAGCGGCCCGGTGAGCGGCTGGAAATTCTCCGACACCTTCGTGACCGACTTCAGCCACACACAAATCAGATCCTCTGCGGTCTTCAGTTCGTCAGACTTCCGGATGGCGGCGTGCATTCCTTTACCACCGCCCACGATGTACGCCACAAGGGCGTTATGCGTCACGCTCGGCGGCTTCATGGGCAAGAATGCCGACACACGCCTTTTCGCGTCTTGTGCGGGCTCTGCGTGGCTTGTACGGCCGCCCGCTCTTCTTCTTGGGTCAACCACATCAATCAATCTCCTTAATGTGAATCGTGAATTGTGAATCTCAGAAAAATGAACCGCGCCAATTACGCGGGCGCGCGCGGATATGTTCAAGAGCTTGCGGCAAACGCACCCTAGCACTAGCCTCAGCGTACAAGGGGCGTTTGGCGCGCGCCCTTGGCGCCAAACCCCTGTGCTAGGGGCGTATTGTCCAAGGATTGAATACGAAAAAATCACCATTACCACCAATATAGGGAGATATACCTATATAAGCGGTGTCCCGTTTTTGGTGGCATCAGTCATCTTCATCATCTAAAAAGCCTTGTTCAGCTGCAGAAATGGCATCAAAATACATCGTCATTTTGCGAGTGCGACCTCGTGAGCCCTCAACCTCAACTTTTCGCTTCCCAATCGGACACCAATCTTGCTTCGTCCAGTACTGAATATCGCGTGCGGAAGGCTTCACTTCGTACCCCTCTGGGTCTATGCGCGTGCCGATTCGTTCTAACAGATCCTCTTGGGTGACGTACCCGTTATCGTCCGCGCAACCATCCGCCACCGCCGCATCGTAAGCGTCCTGCATGAGCTCCGCCGCTTCCTTCTGGATGCGGTGGTTCTTCGCCAGCTTGCTCTCGCGACCCTTGGCGAATGGGTCAGCGCCTTCCGTCTCGAACTTGGCAAGCATGCCCGTTGGGTCGTCGTAGAATCTCGGCCACTTGAAGATGACGTCGCGCTCTGGTGGCGTCGGAAAGCTTCGTGTAGTCATGGACACTCGATAGGCCGGACAATCGTTCAAGCGTGTACGGCGAAACTCCTCCGGAATCTCTAGCGGTGTAAAGTCACACATTGAGTCCGCGTCACGTGCATAAACGCCAGAGCCACTCATGCGGTCCATTGCCTTCTTCTGGCCGGCTGTACCCTTTGGATGGTGGTGCGCATAGACTACGGCGCATCCGCATTCTTCGGTGATACGGTCGATGGCGTTAGTGAACTCTGCCACCATGCGAGAGTCGTTATCGTCTCCACCGTTGACCTTATAGACCGGGTCAACGATGACCATGGTGAAAAATCCCTTCTCGCCATGTGCCAAAACACGGCGAATCAAAATGGGCGTTAAGTCCTTCATAAGGCGAGCCTTACCGCGCAAATTCCATGCATAAAAATTGGTCTTTAAATCATCGAGTGCGCCAGGCTGTTTATCGCCATGACGAGCATCCCAAACCGTGTGGAGACGCTGTCTGAACTCATTCGCTTCAATCTCCAAGTTTACGTATAAAACGCGTCCTTTGATACATGGCATACCCAGCCACGTACTACCCGTGCAGACCGCTTCGGCTAAGTCAATGAGCGCATAGGATTTGCCCATCTTGGAGTCGCCTGTGAGAATCATCTTCTGGCCCTGGCGCAGAAGTCCCGCGCCCTCGATACCGATAAGCGGTGCGTTTAACTCCACCGGCTCGTCCCAGTCTGAACAGTCAGCTTCGTCTGGAAGGTCATCTTCAGATTCGTCCGCCCATTTCTCCCATTCATCCCAGTCCTTACAGCCAATGTTGAGCTTTAGAAGTCTCTGACGATTCTCGCCACGCGTGATGCCTGGCATACGTGAGAGACGACTGGGATTCTTGTTAGCCATGTCCGGCGAGAATTTACGGCGTGCGCAGAACTGGTACAGCTTCTCTACGCGCTTTCTGTACAAGTTTTCATCGCTTCCCGCATCAATGTGGACGATAGCGTGAACGCTCTTGTTGCCGCTTGATACCACGGCCACGCATGGAAGCTTCATCGCCTGGATCATGCCAAGCTGCTTTTCCACTTCCAGCGTGTCAGACTCAACAAGGGCGTATCTAAACTCTGTGATGTTTTGGTTGGAGCGTCCCTTACCGTCTACCGGATTAAAGCAGATCCATGCGCCCGCCTCCGGGTTCCAGTCGCCCAGCACTTTGCCTAAGTCTCCGTCGCACTTGGCGAGCTCCTCTCGAAGCTCGCCTGCGTTTCTATCCCAATGGCCGC